CTTTTCTGTTTTCACCGCAACAAGAGAGCACAAGTCATGACTAAGGCTGGACAGGGTCGCACAAGGGCGCTAAAGGCCGTACCAGAGGCGAGCAGGGCGGAACAGGGAATTGGTCTAGACTCTGGGCTTCTAATAGGCTCAGATCGCCCTAGAATTCACTCTGCGCTTAACAATTTGCCGTCGAGAGGCCAAGAAGTCATTGACTTTGCGGAGTCCATAGGCGTAAAACTTATGCCTTGGCAAAAATTCGTGTTTTTAAATGCTTTAAAAGTTAAGCCTGACGGGCGCTGGAAACACCCGGTTGTCGTAATCGTTGCAGCCCGGCAAAACGGTAAATCAACAATCATGGAAATGTCGATCCTTGCTCGAATGTTTTTGTGGAAAGAACCTTTGCAGCTGGGCAGCGCACACGTACTCACAACCTCACTTGAGACATTTCGGCACATTGTCAATCTGATCGAGAGCAATAAGAAGCTTGCATTGCAGGTCAAGAAAATTCGCTGGGCGCATGGGTCAGAGGAAATTGAGTTAAAGTCTGGCGCTCGCTATGTGGTCAAGGCCGCCAACGCAGCTGCTCGCGGTTTCGCAAAGCCTGAGACGGTGTACATGGACGAAACTCGCCAACTCAAAGACACTGAGGCTTGGTCTGCTATGCGGTACACAATGATGGCTGCAAAAAATCCTCAGCTCTGGACATTTTCAAATGCTGGCGATCAACACAGCTTGATTTTGAACCAGCTGCGCGATCGAGGGCAAGCTAGTGCGGCTGGATCTGAGGACGATATTGCCTACTTTGAATGGTCTGCATATTCGGACAAGATCACAGACGAAAAGAACTGGGTCGCAAGCAATCCTGCTTTGGGTCACACAATTCACTCCGACAATATCCGCGCGGTCTTAAATGATCCGCCAGACGTCGTCCAGACAGAAGTGCTTTGTCGCTGGGTCAACACAATCAGCGGCGCGATACCGGCAAAAGAGTGGAACGAGTGCGGTGGCGCTGAGGTACATCTCGACGTCGAAAAGGTGACTTGGTTTGGCCTTGATCTTTCGCCGGATCGACGAGACGGGGCTTTGGTTGCAGCGCAGAAAAATCCTGACGACACTTTTATCCTTAAGCTGTTGCACACTTGGCACAATCCGATTTCGCTCGACGATAAAGCGATCGCAAATGACATTGCGCCTTATGCTCGCAAATATCCTGTCGAATATGTGGCTTTCAGCAAAAGGACTAGCTCTGCGGTAGCTGCTCGACTTGCACCTGCTGGAATTCCAGTGATTGACATTGACGGCGCTCTTTACGGCCAGAGCTGTGATGAATTGCTGGGAGCGATTACCTCAAAGCGGCTCATGCATGGAAAACAGGCAGAATTATCCAAGCAGATACTATCGGCCGTCAGATTACCAATGGGCGACGGCGGCTGGATTATCGGACGGCGCGCCTCAAGCGTTGCGGTCTGCGCAGCTGTGGCCTCAGCTTTGGCGACACATTTTGCGACACGCCCTGAAATGGAGATCGACATTTTCTCAGCCTAGGTGTATATGCCACCTTTACACTTAGCGCATGGGTCTATTTTCGCGCACTGTCACAACACAAGCGCCTGAGGCGACGGCGGACATTGAGGCGTCACTAGCGCCAGTAAATGTCACCAGCTCGCTTTACAATATCTACGGCGTTGCCGGTATCACAGCTTCTCGCGTTGAATTTATGTCAGTGCCAACATGCGCTCGCGCTCGCAACATTATTTCGTCAAGCGTTGCAAGCATTCCGCTAAAGGTTCGTACAAGACAAGACGGTGCAAGAGTTGAGTCACCGCCAAAAGTTATTAACCAACCAGATCCGCGTGTGCCGGGCTTTGCGACTTACGCATGGTTAGCCGAGGATTTATTGCTATACGGATATGGCTACATGCGTATATTGGAAATCTACAAGGACACATATCGCATTCGCAGTGCAGAACGTATCGACCCAACACGCGTCACAATTAAAACAAATGCAATGGGAACAGAGATCGAATATTACTGCGTTGATCAAATTCCAGCACCTTACGAAGGCGAAGGCGCTTTGGCCGTTTTCTACGGCGTAGATGAGGGCATTCTTAATCGCGCCGGTCGAACAATTAAAGCTGGAGCAGAATTAGAACGCGCAGCGACAATGTACGCGCGCGAACCAGTGCCAACAATGGTTTTGAAATCTAACGGCACAGCATTGCCAGCAGATCGCATTGCAAAGTTGCTTGAGTCTTGGGGTCAAGCTCGTCGCAATCGCTCAACTGCGTTTCTAAATGCTGACGTTGAATTGCAGACACTTGGCTTCGACCCTGAGAAGTTACAGCTCAACCAAGCCCGTTCTTATGTATCGACAGAACTTGCCAGAGTCACAGGCATTCCCGCTTATTACGTTGACGCTGAGTCTGGATCGAGCATGACTTACAGCAACGCAACTTTGGCGCGTCAATCGCTCCTGGACTTCTCACTTCGCCCAATCATGACGGCAATCGAGGAACGTTTGTCAATGACAGGCACACCAAATGACTTTGTACCGGCAAGCCAAGAAGTTAAATTCGATTTGGACGATTACTTGCGCGGATCTGCAAAAGAACGTGCGGACGTGTACAAAATTCTTTACGACATTGGCGCTTTGACTTCAGATGAAATCCGACTAGAGGAAGAAATGATCAGATGACATACAGCATACAAAAACCAATAAAAATGGACTTTTCAATTAAAGTCGAAGCTGCGGATTTTCCAAAGCGTGAATTGTCTGGTCGCATTGTGACGTGGAATGAAGAAGGCGTCACCAGCTCTGGATCGACTATGTTTCAAAAAGGTTCAATTACTTTTAGCGAAACAACAAAACTTTTGCTCGAACACCGACGCGAAGCGCCAATCGGTTTTCTTAAAAGTTATGAAGAGGACGACGAGGGAATTTACGCGACGTTTTCTATCGGTAACACCACTGCTGGATCTGACGCGCTAGTCGAGGCGTCAACTGGTCTGCGTGACGGTTTTAGCGTCGGCGTTATTGCACAGAAATACAAAAACGTTGACGGCGTGTTAGTAGTCAGCGCGAGTGCGCTTAAAGAGGTTTCATTAGTCACAGATCCAGCCATAGCTTCGGCAAAAGTTGCGATCGCAGCTAGTGAGAACAACAATTCTGAGTCCGAAGTGGAAACAGATGAACAACCTACAGAAGGAGACAAGCAAGTGGAAACACCTACAACCGTTCCAGAAGTGTCAACCGAAACGGTTGAGGCTTCCAAAGTAGAAAAGGTCGAGGCTTCTCGTCCGCTCTACTTCTCATCACCACGATCACCAATCACAACAGGCGGCGCATACCTTGAACACACAATTAAGGCTGGCCTTGGCAACGAGGACTCTCGTCAGTACATCAAGGCAGCAGACGACAGCTTCACAACAAATCCTGCGTTCTCGCCGGTATCTTACGTTCGCGACGTAGCACAAAACACAAATGCTGATCGTCCAGTTATTGAAGCTTGCGGCGGTACTCGTCCGCTTAGCACCTACGGAATGACGGTAAGTATTCCGAAAATAACCGCAAATTCTACGGCCGCCACTGTGGCCGAAGGCGGAGATCCAACAGGTACAACCGCGATTACCTCAAGTTATGTGAACGCGACAGTTATCAAGAAAATGGGATTTCAACGCTACAGCGTTGAGCTTCTCGACAGATCAGATCCTTCGTTCTATGAAATTATGCTTGCAAACTTGCGCGACGCATACGCACAAGCAACTGACCAATATGTGATTGCGCAAATTACAGCTGGCGGTACACAGGCAACAGCAACAGCAGCTGATTCAGCTGGCTTGATCTCATTTGTATCAACAGAGTCACCAGCTGCTTACACTGCGACAAAGCGCACAGCTAAGTCATTTGTTTCAGGTACTTCTATCTGGACAACATTGCTTGGCGCAACAGATACAACAGGCCGTCCAATTTACAACGCTGGAAATCCTATGAACAACGCAGGATCTGCAACACCAACCAGCATTCGCGGCAACGTACTAGGACTCGACTACTACGTCGATCCAAACATGGTCGCAACTTCAATCGACGAGTCAGCGTTCATTATCGAACCACGCTCAATCGAGATTTTTGAGTCACCTGCACTCACATTGGCTACTAACGTGCCAACAACAGGCGAAATTGAAATCTCACTTTACGGTTACATTGCAGCTCAGGCCGTCTTTGCCGGTGGCCTACGCCGTTTCAATCTAACCTAATCCACTAATCATGGCCTAGGTGCGCTCCCGTATCTAGGCCAGCAGTTCACGAAAGGACAGAGATGCCTAGCATTATCACAGCCTCACAGCTTCGCACAGTGTTAGGCGTCTCTGTTTCTTTATATTCTGACGCGTATCTTGACTCAATTATAAATTCGGCTGAGCAAGTTATTTTGCCATTGCTTACTGCAAATCAAAACGCTATTGCTGCGGTTTATCTGCAAAATAACGTGGCTTATTACATAACACAAAAGCCAAATACATTTGTGGCTGACCAAAGCGTTGTAATTAGCGGCTGCGTACCAGCTACTTTTAACGGTACAAAAACCGTCACTTCAAATTATTACGACCCTTTTCCTTATCTGCCTTTTGCCTATCCTGCGCCTTATTTCTATTTTACTTGCGCGGTTACAAATGCAGACATAACATTTCGCCCGGTAATCCCTGCGGGCGTCGCCTACCTATCCGGGGCAAACGCGGCCACACTTTACGCCAACACTGACGCGGTTGAACAAGCGGTCACGATCGTCAGCGTTGAAATCTTCCAAAGTGTGGTCGCGCCCGGCGGACAGATCGAGGGCGTGGACTTTACGCCATCACCGTTCAGAATGGGGCGCAGCTTACAAAACAGGGTCATTGGTTTATTAGGCAATTACATTGACGTTTCAACAATGGCTATGTAAATGCCTACGCCAACAACAATCGCCACAAACGTTCGTGGCACACTCGCAACAGCTCTGGCTGGCGTAGCAGCTTCTGTCTATTCATCACCACCAGAGGCCGTCATTCCACCAGCTTGCGTAATCGTTCCAGACGCGCCGTATCTCGAAACGACAACTATTGGCAAAAGCACTGTTCGGGTCAAAATCAACTTTGTTGTAACTGCCGCTGTTGCCTACAACAACACTGCGGGCGCGCTCGATAACCTTGAGCAACTTATTATTGCGATTATGGGCGCAATGCCTACTGGCTACACAGTTGGAGATGTACAACGTCCAACAGTGCAATCTGTAGGAGCTTCAAACCTATTAGTGGCGGATCTCGCGGTCAGCACTTACTACACACAAGAAACAATCTAAGGAGACAAGAAATGCCAACAACAATCGTCACTGGTCGCGACATAACCTTCACACTTGCGACCGTTAACTATGACGCACAAACCACGTCAGTAACTTTGGTCAATGCGCCTGTTATTACTACATATCAAACACTGGACGGCAAGGCTTACAAGCACATTGACGATCAGTGGACTCTTAACATGGAATTGCTTGCCGATTGGGGCGCAACTTCATCACTATTTGAAGCAATGTGGACAGCCTTCACATCAGCGCCAAACACAGCCCTAGCCTTCACGCTAGTCACTGCAACCGGTGCAAGCTTTGCCGGTACAGCGTTCCCAGTAGCGCCTACAGCTGGCGGCACTGCACCAGACGCACAGACCGACTCATGGGCAATGCTTTGTGCCTCAACGCCAGTTCTAACAATCAGCTAATCGAAAGAGAAACGGGAGCAAATAACAATGAAACTGCCAATAACGATCGAGTACACATCAGGCGAGTTCGGTACATATACCGCGCAACCGCCAGAGTGGGCAAAGTGGGAGAACAAGACAGGTCAGACCATTTCACAAGCACAAGACAAGATCGGTATTGCCGATTTGCTGTTTCTTGCGTGGAATGCAATGAAGCGCGAAGCTGGTGGCAAGCCAATCAAGGGCTTTGAGATTTGGTGCGAAACAGTTGCCGACGTGACGGTCGGTGAGGTTCTCCCAAAAGCTACGCCGCCGGAAGCGTAAATCGCATACTGGTTGATCTAGCCTTGGCAACTGGAATTCCAATGAGCGAATGGCAGACGGCGGAGCAGATTTACACAGCTCTTGAGATATTGGAGAAGCAACAAAATGACCGACAGCGTTGAGATTGCTTACGACAAGGCGGATCTGCGCCGCGTCTTAGGCGCTTTCAAAGCTATGGACGAGGAAGCTACGACTCAGGCCAAGGCTGTGTCTGGTTCTTTGGCAGAGTTTGCCCAAGACAAGATTATTGGCACAGCTACTGGCCGAGGTCGAGCAGCAGAAAGAATTGCTCGCGGCTCAAAGGTTTCAAAGTCCTCAAAGGTTGGAGAGCTATCTTTTGGCTTTGCTGGTCAAAAGTTTTCAGGTGGTGGCACAACAAAAGAGCTTTGGGGCGGCAATGAATTTGGATCTAACAAATTCAAGCAATTTCCTATTTGGTCAGGTTCTGGGCCAAAAGGTCGAGGATCTAACGGCTGGTTTATTTATCCGACATTGCGCGCCATTCAGCCCGAAATCATTGCTAAGTGGGAAAATGCTTTTGACAAGATCCTCAAGGAGTTTTAAATGGTTGCGCAAAGTAGAACGCTCAAGCTGTCGATACTTGCTGACGTTGACCAGCTCAAAAAATCCTTAAACAGTGCAAATGCTGACGTAGAAGGTTCGAGCAGCAAGCTTGGAGAATTTAGCAAAAAGGCTGGATTAGCATTTGCCGCAGCTGGCGCAGCTGCTGGCGCTTATGCTGTAAAGCTTGCAGTTGACGGCGTCAAAGCCGCAATCGAGGACGAAGCTGCACAGATTAGACTTGCAACATCTTTAAAAAATGCCACAGGTGCAACAAATGACATGATTGCCTCTGTTGAAAAGCAGATCCTTAAAACATCACTAGCTACTGGCGTGACAGATGACAAATTGCGTCCAGCCTTATCTCGTCTTGCTTTATCAACAGGAGACGTTACAAAGGCGCAGGATCTTTTGAGTCTCGCGCTAGATATTAGCCAAGCCACCGGTAAAGGTTTGGACTCAGTAGCCAACAGCTTAGGCAAAGCCTATGACGGCAACACAGCAGCTCTTGGCAAATTAGGCATTGGGCTATCAGCCGCAGAGTTAAAGGCCATGTCATTTACAGAAGTTCAAGGCAAGTTGTCAGATTTATTTGGCGGAGCAGCTGCGGAAAACTCAAAGACATTTGCTGGACGACTTGAGATACTCAAAGTCACATTTGACGAGGCAAAAGAGTCAATCGGTGCGCGGTTGCTGCCAATTATTCAGCAGCTAGTTGAATTCGTTGTCAACAAAGTTGTGCCAGCCTTAGGCAAATTTGCAGACTTCTTTAAACCAATCACCGACGCAATCAAAGAAAATGAAAAAGAGTTCACAACATTTATCAACTTTATTCAAAAATACGTTGTGCCAGTGTTGGTCAATGTCTTAGGCGGAGCGTTTAAAGTAGTTGGCGAAATTGCGGGCGGAGTTGTTAACGTGATTGGAATAGTTGTAGGCGGACTCAATAACCTAATCTCTGGCGCAGTATCAGGTATCAACGCGCTTATTAGACTTTACAACTCAGTGCCATTCTTGCCTAACGTTTCGCAAATTACAGCGCCGACAATAAACATTCCAACGGTTTCAGTGCCTAGCGTTACCTCAACGTCACAAGTGCCAACAATAAGTGTGCCGACCGTATCCGGCGGATCAGGTTCTACAGCTACAAGCGGCGGCGGTGTTGCGGCAGCTGTTGCCGGTGCAGCTAGAGCTGGCGGTGGCTTCACTGACTCGCAAAACGCAGCTCGACTTACTGCCGCTGGTGGGGCATTTACTGACTCACAGAATGCTGCCAGAATAAACCTAACAGTAAATGGCGCAATCGACGCAGAAGGTACAGCTCGAACAATCGTCAACGTTCTCAATGACTCATACTTTCGCGGCACAGGCGGCGCAGGTGCGCTGTTAGGTGCTAACGCGTGACGCAATGGTCGCCCGTCTGGCGAGTCAAGATTGCTGGCGTAGATGTAACTGACTCAGTTCTAGCCAGCCTCAACATCACCTCAGGGCGCACGAATATCTATGAACAGGCACAGGCTGGTTATTGCTCAATGACGCTAATTGTCTTTAATCAAGCTGCTATTGACTATCAAATAAACGAGACTTTATCTGTCGAAGTTCAAGACACTGCCGCTGTTTATCAGCCTATTTTTGGCGGCTCGATTGTGGACATAGCTGTCAGCGTCTCAGAGGTCGGCTCAAGCGCCTACACGCAAGAGGTGACAATTACTGCCTTAGGCGCTCTGGCAAGGCTTCAAAAGGCTCTTACAGACGGAGTCTTAACACAGGATTTTGACGGCGATCAAATCTACACAATTTTGTCTGAGGTTCTATTTGCTCAATGGCAGCAAGTTCCAGCTGCGGAAACTTGGGCAGCTTATGATCCGACTACAACTTGGGCAACAGCTGAAAACACTGGCCTTGGCGAAATAGATAGACCAGGCAATTATGAGCTGGCACACCGTTCATCATCACGAATTGTTATTTATGACCTTGTTGCTGCTTTGGCAACTTCTGGCCTTGGCTACTTATATGAGGACGCAAACGGCCTAATTGGCTACGCAGACTCAACGCATAGAACAAATTATTTGGCAGCTAACGGATACACCGATCTGACGGCCAATCATGCGCTAGGTCGAGGCATAACGATCAAGACCAGAGCTGGTGACGTTCGCAATGACATCACGATTAAATACAACACAAATAGCAACAACGAAGTGAGCGACTCAGATTTAGACTCAATTACAACTTATGGCAATCTTTCGCAGATCATCACAACAACGATTAAACATACGGCAGACGCAGAGGATCAGGCTGCCTTTTATTTGGCATTGCGAGCCAATCCACAGCCAATTTTTGACCAGATTACTTATGCGCTGACAAATCCAGAGCTGGACAATGGCGATCGAGATAGCCTCATAAACGTCTTTATGGGTCAGCCAATAGCTCTTAACAACTTGCCGCTAAATATGTCCGCCGGTACATTCCAAGGCTTTGTCGAGGGCTGGACATTCCGCGCCAGTTACAACGAGCTGTCAGTGACGCTTCTTATGTCGCCGCTGGCCTATTCGCTGCAAGCTATGCGTTGGAATGACGTGCCAATTAACGAAACTTGGGCAAGCGTGTCGCCAACTCTCACATGGGAATATGCGACAATCGTGTCATGATTGAAAGGGAAATAAATGGCTAATCCAACTACAAACTATGGCTTTGTTTTGCCGACACCAACGGATCTTGTTACAGATTTACCGGCAGATTTTGACGTTGCTTTGCAAGGCGTTGATACTCGACTCAAAGCTTTGCAGCCCGGCACAACACTTGGAGATATTGCTTATTCGTCAGCGACAGCAAACACAAACACGCGCTTGGGAATTGGCACAACAGGTCAAGTTTTAACTGTTGCTGGCGGCGTACCTAGTTGGGCAACTGCGTCAGCTGGTGGTTTTACCGCCATTCAAAGTGGCAGCCTATCTGGTACTACAACTTCACTTACCTCAATTCCTGGCACATATCGAGATTTGCGTCTTGTTCTACGAAATGTTTATATGACTTCAACTTCAACTGTTTATCAACTGCAATTTAACAGCGATACAGGCGCGAATTACACCTACATCTGGCAAAACGGCACAGCAGCAACAAATGTCGGCAACAGCGTCAACCAATTTCAAACAACAGCCGCTTTTCCAAATACATCAAATAACCAATGCACAATCATGATGAATGTTTATGATTACGCTTCAACGACTAATTTTAAATTAGCGGATTTGGCAGCAGTTGGGGCGTCTGGTGATCCTGGAGTATTCAATACCGCTTTCTATAAAAGCAGTTCAGCAATCACAAGCATTCAAATTAAAGGCAACGGACAAACCGTTCAAGGTACTTATGTTCTATATGGAGTGAGCTAATGACATACACAATTACTGAAATCGACGTTACAACTGGCGAGGAAATAAACCGCCCAATGACCGAGGCCGAAATTGAAGCTATTGAAGCAGATATGGCTGCAACAGAAGCAGCGCAAAATGCTATTGCTGCTCAGGCTGCTGCAAAAGCTGCGCTGTTGAGTAAACTTGGTATTACAGCCGAGGAAGCTGCTCTGTTACTGTCATGATTTATCCGCAAGGCACAGCAGCAGCTTTAATTGCAGCTGCACTTACTGAGGTTGGCACAGTTGAAAAAGGCGACAACCTGACAAAGTACGGCAAATACACCGGCGCTGACGGCTTGCCTTGGTGCGGCTCTTTTGTAAATTGGTGCGCAAATGAAGCTGGCGTAAAGATTACAAGCATGGTTAGCACAGCTGCTGGAGCGCAGAAAATGAAGGATCTTGGCCGTTGGAAAGAAACGCCACAAGTGGGCGATCTTTGCTTTATGGACTTTCCACATGACGGCGTCGATCGAATAAGCCATATTGGCATTGTTGCCAAGGTTGGTCTTAAAAGTGTTTTATGCATTGAAGGCAATACCAGCGGCAATGGCGATCAGCGCAATGGTGGAATGGTCATGATTAAGCAGCGATTTATGGGCAAAGAAATTGTTGGTTTTGGTCGGCCAAAATTTGCAGAATATGCTGGAGAATTGCCAGTTGTAGAGTTGCCAAAAGCTACAACAAAGGAGAAAAAGAAATGAACGAATTGAAGCCAATGTTGGCTAGTTATGCTCGATCATTTATTGCAGCAAGTCTTGCCGTCTATATGGCTGGCGTGACAGATCCAAAAGCAATCCTGTCCGCAGGTGTAGCTGCTGTCGTACCGGTACTTATGCGCTGGTTAAATCCTAACGATCAGGTTTATGGTCGCAAGTGATCCGAAAACTGCAAGCGGCAACGCTGGCGGTGTGCCTTCTGCTGGCGTTGTCGTCTTGTGGCTATCAAGGCTACACACGCTATCCATGCCAAGAATTCGAGAATTGGGAAAATGATGAATGTCAACGACCAAGGTGCGAAGCGCAAGGCGTCTGCACAGAGGACTTACTTGGAGACATTATTAAGCCACAACCAAAATCGCCCTAGATACCAAAAGCGTTTATCGCCTGAGGATATAAAAGCCAGGTTGATTTTGTTTATTGGCATGACTTTGTCGGTTGTGTTTTTGATCGTAACTCTTGGAATTACCTACGCGCTGATATTTGTGACTCAGCCAGTATCGGCTCAAGCTCCCAATGACGCGGCTTTCATTGACTTACTTAAAACGCTGGCAATTTTCTTAACTGGATCACTTGGCGGTGTACTGGCGTCCAACGGCTTAAAGGATAAAACCAGCAGCGACACGCCCAAAACCACGCCTAATCCTTGACCTTGTCAGATTATTGCTTCATTCTGTTGTTAGGGAGCGAAGCACAGTAGCTCTCTGAACGGGAGCAATTATGTTAGTGACAATAGATATTGGCTGGATCATGTTGGGCTTTTTGGCTACAACAGTTTTGTTTTACACGCTAGGCGTCAACGCTGGTCAAGCCAATGGCTACATGCGCGGACGTGCCGCCGGTATTAAACTAGGCAAGCTAATCAAGGAGCAATCATGAGCTTCTTAGATAACTATGAAGGCGTTGCCGAAAGAATTAAGCGCTTTTGGGCAACCTATCCAACGGGCAAAATTCACACGTCGATCGTTGACGTCGATATAAAGTCGGGCTACATCTTGGTTGAGTGCCGCATATATAAAAAATACGAGGACGAGCAGCCAGCAGGTATTGACTACGCTTTTGGCAATGTGGCCACTTACAACGTCAACATGAAAAAATGGTTCGTTGAGGACACAGTAACTTCTGCAATCGGACGTTGCGCAGGGCTGGTCTTAGGTACAGACACAAGGCCAACTCAGGAGAATATGCGTCAGGCCGAAAACATTGACGTACAAATGGTGCGTCAAAGTGCCGAGGACGTCGATCTTTGGGCGACCTCAATCAGCGAGGATCTAGTGCCAGCAGCTAGTGCAATCGAGCAGATCAAATCACAGCTGGGCGGCGTACAGGTAGCAGCTGCGCCAATCTGCTCACATGGTCACATGATCTGGCGTTCAGGCGATAAGAATGGCAAGGCTTGGGGCGGTTATATGTGCGTTGAAAAAACTAAGGCTAAGCAATGTGCGCCGCGTTGGTTCATGCTTGGCTCAGACGGCCAGTGGAAGCCACAGGTGTAGCAATGGCAAAGAAAAAACTATTGGTTGACCGCAACTACATACTTTGCGGCGGTTGCAGAGAAATTTGGCATTTAAAAGAATCTTATGCATGTGTTAAATGCGAAATAACTATGCAGTTGTCAAATTTACAAGGTTTGATAAAAAGTGTTTATGAAAACATAGATAACTTAGTAATAGGCAAAACTGAACGTCCGATGATCGGGCGTGAATAAATATGGGCGACTTTGAGATGATAAACCTGACAACAGGTGCGCGCTTGCGTATTGACAAAGACGGATCAGAGCTGCGAGATGAGGTCATTCCACCGGCAATCGAATGGTGCGATAAAGGCCAACACTATGCGCCCAAAATGGGCGGTCGAGATGATTACAACATTTTGTGGATTTGTTTGGCGTGCCAACAATCATGATCAAAATGAAAATATCAGACGCAGATGAATGGGCGATACACAATCGAGCTGCTCAGGTCGTTTTCTCGCTAGATGATCTAAGTCGAGTCCAGCGATACAACGCAAAGTTAAACAATTATGAACGAGTCACAGAGTACGCAGAGTCTTTGGGCGCGGAAATGGTTGTTGCTCGGTATTTCAATCTTGACTATGACGTCAATGTCTCAAATGGCAAGCGCAATGCTGATGTGGGCAAAGGCATTGAAGTCAAGTGGACTAGTTACATAAACGGATCTCTTATCGTGTATCCAAACGACCGAGTAGATGATGTTGCAGTGCTTGTCGTTGGCAGGTCGCCAGAATATTACATTGTTGGCTGGTTGCCGGTAAAGCAAGCCATGCAAAAGCAATTCAAGAATAGCCAGCAAGACAGCTGGTGGGTCAATCAAGACAGCCTCAATCCGATCGGTGATCTGGTAAGGAGCAGCTATGCGTCAACTCATATTTGATTGCTCGATCTGCGCAAAACTTTACGGTGACGGCCGCAGGTTGCACCTATTATCCAAAGGCGCAGAGCTAACGCTTCATGAGTGGTTCAGCCAATGTTCGGGCTGTGGCACATTTGGCGTCAAGCTTGTCGATGAAAGCTTGGTCAGAGACGAATGAGGACAATCATTAAACACACGTGCGATTGTGGCAAAACCTTTGATATTGACAGCGCAAGGCCACTGGTTGCTGTAACTATCCTGCAAGTCTCGATTAAGAACCATTCAGATGATTGCGATAAAGCCTGTGGATAACCTGTGGACAACACGCCCAAGCCTATGCTCAATACCTGTGGATAACTCTTATGTACTTGACTCGCTGGTGTACGCTGGAGCATACAAGTCGGAGGAGATTTTATGACTTCCAGACAGAATGATTTTGACTCTTTCAGGTTAATCATTAAAAGCAAAATAAAAAAAACTGTTCTGTTATCAGTAATTGCCAGCGCAGTAATAGGCCAAAGCTCTGCCTACGGCGTCGATTACCGGGACGCAATCAAACTATATGCACACAGCCAGATAGTAAATGACAGCCAATATCAGTGCTTTTACAAGCTAATCACGAAGGAAAGTAATTGGCGAGTTAACGCAAAAAACGGAAGTCACTACGGTATTGGTCAAATGCGTAACGTTAAGTACAAGAACCTAGACGGTTTCAAGCAGGTCGATTGGTCTAAGCGATACATTGAGAACCGATACGGGAGCATGTGCAATGCTTGGCGCTTCTGGTTAAAGAATGGATATCACTGATGTCAACCAAGAGTGCAAGAGCTACTGGTGGAAACACTAGGGCTTGGCGCAAGATTAGAGAACGGATACTGATACGTGACGGCTATTGCTGCCAATATTGCGGATCAGAAAATGCCACAACAGTTGATCACGTCATGCCAATAAGCAAAGGCGGCACTGATGAGCCTGACAACCTTGTAGCTGCATGTACTAGGTGCAATTACTCAAAGAATGACAAGGTAGGTCAGTTTTTTGGACAGCCTAGAACAC